ATGTAAGAACTAGAGAAATTTCATTTGAAGAATATTGCGAAGTAACAAAAAAAGCCCTCAATCAGAGGACTTAGAAAGTTGATTTTTATACAATACGAGAAATGTTGACGTAATTGAAGAAAAAGGCGTAATAAACAAAAGGAGTGAATGGATATGGAAATTAAAGTAAATGAGCAAGCTCAACGCTTTTATTTAGCAAATAAAAAATGGGAACCAGTAGTTGGTCATGAAATTAAAGTTGGTTCATACAGTTTTTGCGCCATTCCTTTAAGTAATTCTATAAACGTGTCAGAAGTAACAACCGGGGCTAAGGTTATGTCCATTCCGATGACATGGGAAATATATGTAGAAACAGTAACTAAAGAGGATTCAATAAAGTTTTTTCATAAAATTGGTGAATTGTTGGAGCGAATTATTGAAGGTACAAATTTTGATTCACAACTTGAAGAAATGAGAAAAATCGCATTTGATCGTTTAGGTAAAATGCCACCAATTGAAAATATTGATGAAGAATTCATATTGGCTGACGTAAGTGATGTGGTGAATTAGTTACGACACATTACGACGATATTGCGTAGCAAGAAAGGGAGATGAAAATGGATAAGTTAGAAGACATAAAAGAGGATTTTTTAATTGGCGAAATGTTTGGTAAACAATGGTGTTCTATTCCAAAAAGCAATTTCGAATGGCTAATCGAACAGGCTGAAAAGGTCGAACGATATGAAAAGGTATTGAAGGAGATTAGGGAAATAACTTTTGACACTTATTTGCCAATTGATTACACACAAAAGATTGTGAAATTGGTGGAAAAAGCATTAAAAGATTAGGTCGCAATACGACGAAATGATGAGGAAAGGAGATTGTGAAAATGACGGAATTAGAACTATATAAATTCGTTCAAGGTAAAGAAATTGACTGGCGAGGCGATAAGCTGATTTTGTGGATTGATTCTGATTCCTTAGCCGAATTTGCGGAAATGCTTGGAGATAATTATCTGAGCGAAGGTGACGTGCAAGTTACATTATTGCAAGAAGGACTAATTGCTATTGAGTTGAACGATATTTGTGAGTGCTTTGAAATTGAACCAACTAAATTAAAAGGAGGCTCACAAGTGAAACAACCTTTCGAATACAATAGCATTCTGTATCAGGAAGTCATTTAATATCTGGAACAAAAATGGCATCGCCGACTAAATGACCATGAACGTCATGTCCTCATCGAAGGATATCGATTTGGCAGGATGGTTGAGGCGGAAAATGAAATTAAGATTCTGGAGGCAAAAAATGAGTTTGCACGGTAAAGTTACAGTTTGGAAGATGACGGAGGAACAGCGTCTTGAATACATTCGCAAACATCCTATACGCCCATATAAAAGGGAAATAACAGGCAGTTGGGGTGTACACATGAAAGAGTGGCAATGGCCGAATAGTAGGAAAGCGAGGTCGAAGAATGACGGTGGCGTCGAAATATAACAAGCACCAAATTTATAACATTTTAAAAAATTACTTTTGGATGATTAATGAAATTAAAAGCCTATATGCAGAATTGCAACGGACTGATTTTAAAGGCGTGGCGCAGTACGGCATCCAGGCGACGCTGCCAAACGGAAAAGGTGTTGTCGGTAAAGCACTAGAAAACGAAGTGGTACGACGGAGTGAAAAATCCAAACGCATTTACGAATACATTGATCAAGTAAACTTTATCAACGAAAATAGGCGCCACATTACGGATGAAAAAGAAAAAGTGGTGTTGGATTGCCTGCTGGATGGATTTAGTATCTCGGCCATTGCCAGGCATCTGCGGACAGGCAGGAAACAAGTGGGGAATATTGTTGATAGTATCGTGGATCAGTTAGCAAAATAAAAAGTACCAAAAAACCCAAAAGAAACACTTTTTGACAAACCTTTATAAATCCGTAATGATAAGGATAAGGGCTGCGGAAACAGTCCGCGACAAAGCTTTTGAAAATCCAGCAGACTTTCACGATCTAGTTCTAATATGGCGGTACCGTATCAGGGGCGGTATCGTCTTTTTTTATTCGTCTTTTTTTATGTATGAGGTGATGGCTCATGATTATTGAAGAACGTTTGTCAAAAGAGCAGAGGCAACGACTTGAGAAGCGGAAAAAAGAAAAACTGAGTAAACGAGATTTGGAAGAATTGATGGGAACAAAACGACAAGTCTACAAGCGCCGGCATGGGGCGATTACGAATAAATAAATAAAAATGATGTGAAAAGCGAGGCGGTGAGGATGTAATGAAGCTAACCGAGAAACAAAGGAGATTTGCTGATTATTATATTGAAACTGGCAATATAACGGAAGCGGCAAGAAAAGCCGGTTATAAGCAGCCACATGTTCAAGGTAGTCAAACATTAGAAAAACTTAGTGTCAAAACATATATTGATGAACGGCTAAAAGAAATGGCTGATAAACGCATTATGACCGCTGAAGAAGTCATGCAAACTTTAACAGCTATTGCGCGGAATGAAGTAAAGGAAGATGTTGTCGTATTCGGTGATAATGGACCGGAAATAGCAACAAAGGGAATGAGCGCAAAAGACCGTTTGAAGGCTCTTGAACTTATCGGCAAGCGGTACACTCTGTGGACAGATAAAACGCAATTAGATGGAACGGTAGGCGTTCAAATCGTCGATGATATAGATGACTAAGCTTTCTAAAGTTATTGCTCCTTCTTTTCATTCTGTTCACAAGGATATCAAAGAACAGAAGCATACTCATTATTGGTTAGGCGGCGGCCGGGGAAGTACGAAATCTTCTTTTGTCGGCATTGAAATTATTTTCGGGATCATGCATGATCCAAATGCAAATGCCGTTTGTCTACGGAAAGTTAAGGATACTTTAAAGGATTCAGTTTTTGAACAGCTTCAATGGGCGATAGAAGTATTAGGCGTATCCCAATACTGGCATGAGAGCGTAAGCCCGCTATCTTTAACTTATATTCCAACAGGACAGAAAATAATATTCCGTGGTGCGGATAAGCCGAAAAAGATTAAATCCATCAAATTTAGCCGCGGTTACTGTAAATTCATTTGGTACGAGGAAGTTGACGAGTTTGAGGGAATGGAAGAAATACGAATGATTAATCAATCACTTATGCGTGGCGGTGAAAAATTCGTCGTATTTTATAGCTTCAACCCTCCTAAAAGCGCCAATAATTGGGTAAATACCGAAGTGCAATTAACAAGGGAAGATAGGCTGTTTCACCATTCCAATTACCTCACAGTGCCCCGTGAATGGCTGGGAGAACAGTTCATTATTGAGGCTGAACATCTAAAAAAAACAAAGCCTATGGCATACCAGCATGAATACTTGGGCGAAGTAACTGGAACCGGCGGCGAAGTCTTTGACAATGTTCAGATAAGGAAAATAACGGATGAAGAAATTAAAGGATTTTACAATGTTAAACGCGGCCTCGACTTTGGCTATGCTATTGATCCTCTTTCTTATAACGTGGTGCATTATGATCGTAAGCATAAACGTTTGTATATTTTTCATGAACTTTATAAAGTTGGACTAAGTAATCATGCGGCTTATCAGCATATTAAAGCGGAAAATAAGAATAATGACATGGTACTCGCGGATTCAGCCGAACCAAAGAGTATTCATGAATTACGGCAATACGGGTTAAAAATACGTGGCGTGAAAAAAGGACCGGATAGTATCGAGTATGGAATTAAGTTTCTACAAAGCCTAGAAGCTATCATAATAGACGATGTGCGATGCCCGGAGACAGCCCGAGAGTTTTTAACTTATGAATTGGATAAGGATGCAAACGGAAACTTTAAAGCCAGCTACCCGGATAAGAATAACCATTCAATTGATGCAGTACGCTATGCACTCAATGATGAAGCCATGAAGTTTAAAGAGGAACAAACCGGCAAGAGTGATCCGGATAACCCAACTCCTGCTGAAAAGCATCAGAAAGCAATTAAGACGATGACGGGCGGACGCCCTCAAGTAAAAGCATTCACTCAATGGTAGGTGAAAATATGGAATTTCTTTTAGGACTACTAACCGCAGCAGTTCTTTTTTTATTGCTCTTTTTAGCTTATAGAATGGGCACTAAACAAGCGAAAACAAAACCTCCTGACATTCCGGTAACGGAAGCGCCTAAACCGTCTGAAGAAGAAATCGAAAAAGCTAAAAAGATTCATGAGGATTTCCAAAGACTCATGCAATATGATGTGTCAAAGGCGCTGGAAAGAAAGCAGGTGGAATAATTGCCGACTAAAACAGGAACACAGACGGATGACTGGAAACTGTACGAAGCCGGAAAAACATACAACAATCAATTAAAACCTAATTATTACAATACAGTGGATGCGAATATCGCCTTTTACGAAGGGGATCAATGGCGAAATTTAAAAGCTGATAACATGCCGAAGCCTGTTTTTAACGTGATTAAGCGTGTCATCAACTTTCAAGTAGCATCTATAACTAACAATAAAACAAAATTACACTTTGAGCCTATTTTAAATGCAGATGATAGCAATGACGAAGAATTTTCGCCTGCTGACTTTGCAAACCAAGAAGTAGCAACATTGTTCGATAAGTTTAAAATGGATTTTAAAATCAAGGATTCTTTATTTGATGCAGCGATTACAGGTGATGCTTGCGCTCATTTTTATTGGGATCCAGATAAACAGCCTTTCGGCGTGCAGTCGGATATTAAAGGCGAAATTTGCATGGAGATGGTAGACGGGACGAATGTATTTTTCGGTAACGCCAACAATCCAAATGTCGAAGCTCAACCGTATATCATCATTAGCGGCCGGGATATGGTTAAGAATCTACAGGATGAAGCGGAGAAATATCGGCAAGGCGGAGACCCGAATGCCATCCAATCGGATAAGGATTATTTTTGGCAGGCTGGAGACAGCGCCAAGTTTGAAGTCGAAGCCGATGATAACGGTAAAGCCTTATATATTATTATTTACCGAAAAGACAAGAAAACCGGCACTGTCAAAGTAAGTAAGAGCGTGCGGAATGCCTATATTTATAAAGATATTGACACCGGCTTATCACGCTACCCAATTGCCTGGTATAACTGGGAAAAGCAAAAGAATCGTTATCACGGCCGGGCGCTGGCAACAGGATTGCTGCCGAACCAAATCTTCATCAATCGGATGTTTGCGATGGTTATGTATCACTTGATGATGACGGCTTTTCCAAAAGCCGTTTATAACGCAGATATCATTCCGACTTGGGATAACTCGATCGGTTCTGCTATTCCGGTTAGTGGAATGGGTCCCGAGGCGCCTATTAAAAATATTGCCGGTTATTTAGAACCTGGGAATATGAGTGGGCAAATTATTCAGTGCATCGAGATGGCGATGCAGTACACAAAAGAAATGCTAGGCATTAATGATACCGCACTTGGTAATATCGCACCTCGTAACACATCTGCGATTATTGCGGTACAAAAAGCGATGGCAATTCCTTTACAGCTTCCAAAAATGAACATGTATGAATGGTTAGAGGATATCGGCTATATTTTATTTGATTTCATGGGCACTTATTACGGTACCCGCCCAGTTGTTATGGAAGTACAAGAGCAAAAACAAGTGGTCAATTTCGATTTTAGTCAATTTAAAACACTGGGTTTAAAGGTTCGGGCAGACGTTGGAGAATCGTCTTATTGGTCAGAACTATCATCTATCACGACATTAGATAACCTGTTGGAGAACGGAAAAATTGAATTTATCGACTATCTAGAGCGTATTCCGGATGAATACATTCCTCAAAAGCAGGAACTTATTGCTAAATTGAAAGATCAAATGCAACAGCAAGATATGATGCAACAAGCGCAGTCCAGTGATCCGAACGCTATTATTAGCCAGCTGACACCACAGGAACAGCAGGCCTTTTATAGTGCCTCTCCACAACAGCAGCAAGCAGTAATACAACAGTTGTCACAACATCTTCAACAACAACAAGCGCCGCCACCAATGGGATAGGCGTACCAAATAGAAGAGAGGAGGTGATACCATGACTAAAACAAAAGGCACGACTGCCGGCATGAAATCCCGTGGAGCAACCATCCACACGCCGGGAGTAAGAACAAAACATATTTCTGTTAAGCCTGCGAATGCATTAAAACCAGGATTACAAACGGCTGCACCAAAGCCAGCGGTAACTTCTAAGCCTCTTGATGCTCCTATGCAGGCAACAGCTAAAAAAGGAATGTTCAATTTCTAACACCAAAAATAGGTGTTTTTTTATTGCCCTAAGTAAGGCGTTAAAAGGCTATACGTGCAACCATACACGGAAGGAGAATCACAATGAATGAAGATATGATTTTACCGGAAGGTTTCGAAGAGGCCACCACACCGACTGAAACACCGGAGCAAGTAGAAACACAAGCCGAAACAACCGAAATTAACCCGGAAGCTCAACCACAAGCGACCGAAACAACAGAAACGCCACAACCATTCCTCAAAGTGAAATATAACAAAGAGGAATTGGATTTAGACGAGGAACGAGCTCGTGAATTGGCTCAAAAAGGTCTCAATTATGACAAATTACAAGAACGCCTACAAGCGCTTGAAAGTGATCCGCGTCTTTCGTTTGTTGAGAATCTTGCCAAACAATATGGGATGACTCCCGATGAATATATTCAAGCCGTTCAAGCTCAACAGGAGCAAGAACGCATTAATGAATTAGTCCAGCAAGGCATTTCGGAAGAATTAGCCCAAGAAATGCTTGAAAATCGAAAATTTCGCCAGCAATTTGAAGCCGAACGGCAAGCAAAAGCAGAGGAAGAGAAGAAAAATGCGGAGTACAACGATTTTTTCGATTACTTCAAACAGGCAAACGGCCGGGATTTTAATTCCCAAACCGATGAAATTCCACAAAGCGTATGGGAAATGAATGCAAATGGTATTCCTTTGAAATACGCTTATATGCAACATTTAAACCAACAATTACAACAACAATTACAAACCCTTAAGCAGAATGAAGAAAACGCTAAAAAGGCACCTGTCGGTTCTGTAACAGCAAACGGAAGTGTGTCAAACATTAGTGAGGAAGATGATCCATTCCTGCAAGGTTTTAATTCTGTTTAAATCAAGGAGATGAATTAAACTATGGCTCAAAACTTAGCTACTAAATATAGTTCCAAAGTTGACGAGAGGTTTGCTCTTAAATCTTTAACAGAGGCGGCCACTCATCAAGATTATGACTGGGATGGTGTAAAAACCGTTACCATTTACAACATTTCAACAAGTGCAATGAATGACTATTCTCGCACCGGCACAAACCGTTATGGTACTGCTGCTGAATTGGATGACACGACTACATCTTTCACACTTTCCCGTGACCGTTCCTTCACGTTCACGATTGATGCAGGAAACCAAGAAGATTCGATGAATGTACGTGACGCCGGCAAAGCGCTCGCTCGACAAAACGATGAAGTTGTAGTTCCAGAAATTGATACTTACCGACTAGCTAAATGGCAAGCAGCAGCAGCGGCAAATGGCGGGCTACCTACTGCAACGGATATTACGGCAGCAAATGCTTATACTTCATTCTTACAAGCAACTGCTTATCTTGATGATAATAAGGTGCCGCAGGATGGCCGTATTGCGTTCGTGACACCGAGGTTTTATAACTTCTTAAAGCAAGATGGAACTTTCATTAAAGCGTCTGAATTAGCTCAAAATATGCTAATTACAGGCCAAGTCGGGGAAGTTGATGGTGTTGCTATTGTCAAAGTTCCAACTTCTTATATGCCGGCCAAAACTCCATTCATTATTGTTCACAAGTCGGCTATGTGTGCACCTAAAAAGCTTCAAGATTACAAGATTCACGAAAATCCTCCAGGCATTAACGGAAATCTTGTAGAAGGCCGTATTTACTATGATGCTTTTGTTTTAACTTCACGCGTAAAAGCGGTTTACGCTTGGTTAACTGTAAACTAAGGAGGTATTGTGATGGAACGAGTATTTCAAATTGTCAACAGTGAAGGAGAAACCGTACAAGTAACAGCTATTAATGATATTCAAGCAGCTGCTTACTTAAACGAAGGATTCGAAGAAGTGACAGATCAAGTCACTGAATCTTCTAAGAAAAAGTAACCAGTAAGGCAGGGATAATACTCTGCCTTTTTTTATTTGCATTGAAAAGGATGATGTAAATGTTAGCATTCACCAAACCGTATCAGGATGCCGTAGCCGTGACACCGAATGATACAACAGGTTTAGCAACGCCATCAAGCGCCCTAATGGTTACAGCAAGCGGAAATATAGTCGCGGTTATGCCAACAGGTAGCACTGTCACTTTTAACTTAACTGCCGGCACTATCTATCCGTTGATGGTAAAACAGATCAAAGCAACAGGTACCACAGCGACAGGGATAATTGCATTATATTAAGGGGTGATTCGATGACAGTAATCGCTCAAGACGTTTTTACAATAGCAATGAATATTATGGATGAATTATCTCAGGATGGCACATTTGACGGCTATCCGGATGATTATAAAAAGAAAGCATGGCCGATTTTAACTTTGCTTCAATCGGAGTTATTGCCAGCGATAGCCACTCCATTAGCCATCTTAAATGAAACTAGTCCCTTGATGATAGATGACCGTTCAGCCCTTACCATTCTTCCCTATGGATTAGCGGCACATTTGCTCTTAACAGAGGATCAAAACAGAGCCTCTTTTTTTAATGCACGTTACGACGAATTAAAACGGAAGAGGCCAGCAACTATTATTCCTATTGTAGATGTTTTGGGAATTAACTGGAATGAAACACAACCAGCATCCCCAGCGCCAAATACGCCGAATGTAGATGGAGGAGACTTCTTTGATCCGAATTCAGGCGCCTATGATGGAGGTGAGTTTTAATGCCGAAAATTAAGTTACGACGTGGACTCGAGAAAAATTTACCGAAGTTAGATGAAGGAGAACCGGGATTTACAACCGATACAGAAAAACTTTTTGTGGGTAGTAAGGATGGAAATATTCAGTTCGCAAAACAAAAGGATTTAGACGCAACGAATGCTCAAGTTAATGCGAATACAAATGCCATTAATAATTTATCCAATATAAATACCAATGCGGAAGTAGTAGACGCTCGCGGTGCTTTTTCAAAGTTAGGAGATCGGCTTGCGGATGTAGATTCAAAAGTAAATACTAATACAACAAATATCGAAACAAATACTTCAGCTATTGGTGATTTATCGAAATTAGCGACTTCTGATAAGTCGAGCTTGGTAAATGCAATCAATAGCAATACGGCGTCCTTGGCGGATAATGCGCTGAAAGCGAAGAATCGAATTTTCAAACCTCAATTTTGTGTAAGTGCCTATTGGGGATGGACGAACGACTATAATGGTAGTTATAATCAAAAGTCATGGGATAATATGATGGCACAAATTGATATATGGGAGAAACATCATGTAGACGGTGTTGTTTACCCCATTCATATTGGATTTAATTCAACAAATAACTCTTTCTATATTGCTGAAAACTTGGATAATTTAGCAAAAGCAATTTCTGTTATTCAAAGCAAGGGTATGACAGTAAATGCTATCAAAATGCATAACAACTTTACCCAAGCTCATATAAATGCTGCTGGTGATTCAAATTATCAATCAGCCTGGAAGGGATTTATTACCCAAATTGCAACTAAATTTCAGCCTTATGGAATACCGATACTAACGATTATGAATGAGTTTGGAAACATTTATGGTGATCCTAGTCATTTTCAATTCGTCAATGATTGTCTAAATCTCGCTAAATCCTATGGATATAAAACAGGTATAACGACAATGGGCGATGAAGAAAGCATGAATTTAGACCCTAGTATTTTGAATAATGTTGACTATGTTCTGATGAATGTGTATCCATATGTGACCAATAAAAAATCAAATGCCACTGTTACGGATAGTGTATTGGGATGGCGAGTGCAAGCAACTAATTTTGTTATCCGTTACATGCAATCTCTTTACCCTAATGTTAAATTTGTCATTTCTGAATCAGGAATGCAGGATTACTATGTGGCATTAACAAGACCGTCTAATTATACATGGAATGCCTCAGATATGGTTACAACAAATGGGGTTGCACAATCACTTTATATGGCAGGTTTGCTTGACTATTTTAATCGTGATTTTATCGAACAGGTTTGGTGGTGGTATGATTTAGCGGATACGGATGCAACAAAAAGAATGCTAAGTCATTTTATAGGGGGAACGAGTTATGAGTACAATTACTAATGACATTGATGAATCGAAATGTGTTTATAGAAAAATATTTGCATCTACCTTTCGAAGCACAACCACCACACTATCTAACTATGCGAAAATATTAGATGTTGCAGTTTATAATTCAGATGTAACCAATTATGTACCCCAAAGTGCACATACTTTTAAAATCATGGCGGTTGGACGTAATAAAGCGGATGATTCTGCTTTAATTTCCATTATCACAAAAGACGATGGAACAAATACCGTGACGTATAATCCTCCTTCACAAGGAACCTTTAACCTTGTGGTTAATTATGAAAACGGAAAATTAGTTCTTTATGGAAAAGCGGTTAACAGTAGTACAAATTTAGTCGCATTTGTTGAATATAGCAATAACCTTGGATATGTCACACCTTATTATTATCAACCGTTTAACGTGCTATCTTCTTCGTTAACGAATCTAGTTAGTATTTCTTATTTAAACTCATATCCTTCTGATTCTTATGTAAACGTAAATGGATCAGCTAGTTATCATGGTTATCATATTCAACAAAATGGTTCTGAAAGATGGATTTTAAGAGCGACCGGAGATGCGGAAACAGGTTTTAATAATGGAACTAATTTTGAAATTTCTAGACGTGCCGATGATGGTAGTAATTTGGGTGCCGCTTTATCTATTAACCGGGCAACCGGAATTGTTCAAACCGGCGGTTATAATACGGTAAATGTTAGAACAGGAACATCTGCACCAACTTCTAATGCAAATTTTATCGGTCAAGTATTTGTGGACACTATCAATAAAGTATGTTATATGGCAGTCTCAGTTGGAAGTGGTTCAGCCGATTGGTCAAGGATAAACTGATTGTCGTACTTGGATCAAAGTGTGTCGATTCAAAAAGCTATTTCCAGTTCTTTCGTAAAATTAGAAGCCAGGTTAGACCTGGCTTACCAAAACATTAATTTTATTGGTCATGTTCTTAAATGTGCGATTTAATAAATCCCATAGCTCTTGTTTAGGATATTTTTTAAACGAGTCAACATAAAAACATTGAACTGGCAGAAATGGTGAAACAAAAATCCATTGGTCAGAAAGATGGATTAAATTTCTATGCTTAATTGTATTGCAATAACTAAAGACGTACCTTGATTCTTTATGTAGCTCATTTATAGCAGTTTGTAGATCGTCAAGTCTTGTAGATGTACTATCCTTTATATTACTGAAATATAGTGTATTTGGAGACATACCAAGTCTTCTTTTGCTGTTGATATATTGTCCAACTATATCGACGCATGATTGAAAAACCAACATCATTGCTGTGAATTCAGAAGAAATAGCGACTAATCGTGATTCATCCGTTTCAAACAAAATTAGTTTATTTAAAGCTTCTAGACATTTTTCTTTATGGTATTCAGCGGATTTTAGTTTAAACTCTAGCGAGTTTAAATAAATACTCATGGTTTCACCAACTCTAAAATGTCGTTAATTTCACAGTTTAAGGCTTCACAAATTTTTGCTAGATTATCTAATGGAAGTCGTACTGTTTGATTTCTACACATATCATTTATAGATGGTTGCCTGATTCCTGTAATCCGAGACAATTCATGCTGTGACATGCTTCTTTCCTGTAATAGTTGGTCTAATTTAATTACAACTTTCATAAAGAAGTCCTCCGAATTTTTAAGTTGAATACGTTTAAACTATTGATACGTTTAGTGTATTGTATTATACTAGATTCAATCAATACGTTAAACGTATTAAAAGGGAGGATAACATGAACGCCGGAGAACAATTGTTGTCAGAAGTCACTGCAGTCATTTATGACATGTTTCCTTTTTTGGATGTCGAAGGTGTAAAAGGTAATTTGTCAGCTGTTGTATCAAAGTATTACGTTCAAGTAGTCGAGCCAGATGAAAAACATCCTGATTTACAAGAAAAAATAAGCTTATATTTATCTGCCAAAAAGTTGGACGGACTAAGCCCTAAAACTTTATTAAATTATCAAATGGAATTGCGTCTTTTCTCAGACAGGATTAAGAAGAAAACAGAAGAAATAACAGCAGCTGACATTCGGGTTTATTTAGGAGAATTAAAAGTAAAAATGAGTACGATGGGAACGAAGCTTTCTGCCTTAAAATCCTTTTTCGGCTGGCTGGCTGCTGAAGAAGTTATTCAAAAGGATCCTACCGTTAAATTACGGACGCCAAAAGTTGAAAAGCGTCTGCCGAAGGCACTGACTATCGAAGAACTAGAAATGCTAAGGGAAGGATGTAAAACTGTTAGACAACGGGCATTTATTGAAGTAATGTATGCAACAGGGTGTCGTTTATCGGATATCCAGAAACTGAATAGAACAGACATCGACGTCCAAAATATGTCTACACGAGTAATTGGAAAAGGGAATAAAGAAAGGGAAGTTTATCTTTCATTTAAGGCACTCTATCATTTGAAAAAATATCTAAAATTACGCACTGATGATTGTGAAGCCTTGATGGTTACCGTAAAAAAACCATATAGAAGGATAAGCAATAGAGCAATCCAAGAAGAAATAAAAAAAATCGCGAGAAATGTAGATTTAGAAGAGAAAGTGAGCCCGCATGTCCTTCGTCACACGTTTGCCACCCTCACATTGAACAATGGTGCTGAATTAGTGGCAGTACAGGAATTGCTTGGACATTCTTCCCCAGAAACGACTTTACGTTATGCAAGGATTACTGAAGAACGAAAACACGAGCAACATAAAAAATTTTTGGTTCAGTAAAAGAGCTCTTTCAGGGCTCTATTTTTTATGGAAAGGAGGATGCAAATGGCGCAAATCAATTTAAAATCCCAGGCTCCTTCCCTTTTGCGATTAGAGCCATTTTTAGGAATAGATGTAACACCATCGTCTAGTCAGATTAATGACCATGAAAGCCCAGATATGCTGAATATGTGGATTGATGAGCGCGGCAGTTTAAACAAGCGCACAGGGTATCAGCGGGTGTTTCCGACTTCGTTAGGTGCAGGTCAAATTAATGGCTTATATGAGTATAAAAAGAGTGATGGCACTTCTGTTTTATTAATTGCATGGGGATCATGGCTCTATACCCAATCAGGGAATAATCAACCTGTTGTGATTTATTCTGGATTAAATAATCAAAAGGTCTTTTTCTTCACGATGAACGGAAAATGCTACATTATGGATGGAGCGAAAATGCTGGTTTATGACGGTACAACGGTCGCTCCTGTAACACCGTATATCCCGACGATTCAAATATCAAAACTGCCGGCTGGCGGAGGCACGCCAAACGAGGACTTTAATCTGATTGGGAACAAATTTAAGGATAGTTTTAGTGGTGATGGTTCATCAAAATTATTTCAGCTTTCTTTAACAAATTTGGATGCTACAACGGTGACTGCGGTTGTAAATGGTTCGACCATTACAGAGGGTTCAGGATTAACTGTAGATCGGGCTAAAGGGCAAGTTACCTTTACGACAGCCCCGGCCACAGGAACGAATAATGTCATTATCACGGCAGGAAAGGCAGTTTCCGGTTATCCTGACCAAATTTTCGATTGTACAACCGGTATTGCGTTCGGAGGTGCCAATGATACAAGAATGTTTGTTACCGGAAATCCTAATATGCCGGAATATATATGGAGAAGCGGACTTTATGACCCAACTTATTGGCCAGAAAATGGATTTTACAAATTTCCCGACCGAATAAAGGGATTTTCAAAGCAATATGACTACTTAGTGATACATCGGGAAAATGGAATCCATCAAGTTCAGTATCAAATTGACAGCAATACAGGGATTGCCAGCTTCCCTTCTAAACCAATTAACGATGAGATAGGGACATATGCCCCAAATAGTATTCAAATCATCGAAAATAACCCGACATTCCTCTCGAAAGATGGGGTTTATACCTTAACGAATACTAATGTTCGGGATGAAAGGAATGTACAGCATATATCATTGACGGTTGACCGTAAATTATTGCTTGAAACTGGCTTGAATCAAGCAGTTTCCATTGATTATGACAAAAAATATTGGCTGGCGGTCAATGGAAATGTGTATGTCTTAGATTATGCCAAGAAAACACCGCAAACGCCGTTTGGAAAATGGTACATCTATAACAATATTCCAGCTTCCTGTTTCTTAGAGATGGGAGGTTTTTTATATTTCGGTAGTTCAAACAATGGAATGGTGTATCAATTCCAAAAAGATACATCCAACGCGAACAGTTACAACGATGATGGGCAGCCGATCGTAGCTTATTGGAAGTCAAAAGAACTAACTTTTGGTGCCGAAGAACGATATAAGCGGATTGAAAATGTTTTCATGGGGTTAAAACCATCTGGGGCTACGAGTCTTCGATTTTCATATGAAACTGACAAGAAACAAGGCGGAGGACGGAGAATTGATGCCGTATTATTCAATTTTAACAACATAGATTTCACGAATTTTACCTTTTTCACGGATGTATATGATGAGGACACTGTTAAAGCGAACCTATTTGATTTTAATACGATAGATTTTAGAAACTTCAGCTTTCAATTTTCTTCTTTTCCACAGGAATTTAAGAAGAAAATCAATGCGAATAAGGTTACGTATTTTCAACTAACTGTCTCCAATGATCGGTTAAACGAGGGGCTTACTATTTTTTCACTCGTGATTAAATACACTTTACAAAATTTTATACGATAGGAGGAATCATCATATGGCATTTCCTAAACTATTAGCTTTTACAAAAAAAGTAGCAGATTTGGACGATAAACCGTCATTAACACCGTCAGCTTTAAAAGCTCAATTCGATGCGGCGCCGGATGAATTGCGGCAAACATACAACACATTGATTGATGGTCTTAAAAGCACGGCAAGCGGCGATAGCGGGGCAAAAAACTTAGGGGCTACAACGATATCAGGATTGACAGGAAATGATGTGCAAACCCTGCTTGAGAGCTTGAAGTCGTATATAGATACCACGGATACAAACAGGAAAACCTATGTGGATGGCCTATCTTATTTGCCTGCAGGATTGGGAAAAAATTATGCCGGTCAAAGTGGCACTTTAAACCTTCCGCCAGGGGCATCACAGGATTTCATTATTACATTTCCAAGCGGGCGATTCAGTAGCAACCCTTCCTTGGTCTATAGTATCTATAATACCGATGTGGACGGACAATACAATGTTGCTAGTTCCATTGTTAGCATTTCCTCTAGTGGTGCAACTATTCGTGTAAAAAACAAAGGGAACAGCTATCAATATGTCATCGTATATTTTCAAGCGCAAGAACAGAAGTAAGGAGGTAATCCCATGGCTAACATGCTACCTTATCAGCAAATTGGTGATAATCTCTATGCCGATTCAAGCGGAAAACAATTTAGTATAGGTAAAGGAACCTATATCGGTGATAATGGAAAGAAAATTTATGGAGATGTTCGGAATTATGTTCAAACGCCATTTGATACACAGTCACAAAAAATCAATGCTCTTTATGATGCGCAGAAAAAACAAGCGATTGCTAACCTAGATAAGCAAAAACAAGCATTAGCACCACAATACCAAGCGCAGCGCAATCAAGCGGATGTTACAAACGCACAGAATGTGGCGAAATTGCGTGAGTTAATGGCGGCGAATGGGATTAATGCCAGCGGCGAAAACATCACGGCGCAAGCCAATCTCGCAAGCCAGAGACAGAATGCATTGAATACCATCAATATGAATCAGCAAGATGCTTATAACAAACTAGATATGCAAGCGAACGACCAAGCAAATGCAGCAGAAGTTGCAAGGGCTCAAGCTTTAAACAATGCGTGGAGTCAATATCAAAATGATTTATATAGACAGCATCGTGATTGGGTTGGCGACCAGGGAGCAGCTGCTGACCGCGCTTGGAGAGAATACACATACAATCACATGAGCGCACAAGAAAAGGCGCAGTTAGATTGGGCGAAAAAGCAATACGGCGAGGATGCTGCTTGGAGAATGTACGAGCTGCAATATAACGGAAATCTACAACAATCAATGAATAATGCCCAAATCGCAGGCTATACCAATGGTGCCAACAACCTCCTTGCCGGCATTCCCTAATCTTCCCGGCAGTGGGGCCGGGGTGACAGCGGCAAAAGTGGGCTTAGGTCTAGTAGGTAAAACGCAATATGTATGGGGAGGAGGTAGAAATGACGCTGATGTCAAAGCAGGAAATTTTGACTGTTCGGGATTTGTTGATTATGCCTTCAAACAGGCTGGAATAGATTTAGGCGGGGCAAATACAGATGGACTCCTTAAGAAAGGGGTACGTGTAAATCCGTCGCAAATTCAGCCGGGCGATTTAGTATTCTTTGATACTTACAAAAAGAATGGGCATGTCGGAATTTACCTTGGAAATGGTAAATTCATAGGTTCTCAGTCTAAAACAGGCGTGGCCGTGGCGGATATGACAAGTGGCTACTTTAAAGACCATTTTAATGGTGTAGTCGTTCGTATAGGGGGAAACACCATTCAGCCATCTTTGCCGATGGGTAAATACCGGAGTATTTACGGAAATGACTACGTGAACGCGAGTAGTGCGCCTGCATCCACTTACACGAATACATGGAAAACGAAAAAGGAAGCCCTGCAAAGTCCGGGTTATCAGGAATATAAAAAGAATTTGGCTCAAGCTGTTCAAATGGGTGCTATTCCTCAAAGTTGGGTAGTAGGTCTAACGGAATTGGTTGGTCGGGAATCCAACTGGAATCCACATGATAAAAACCCTACATCCACTGCATATGGATATGGTCAGTTCTTAAAATCAACAAGAGCTGAATACGAAAAGAAAATGGGATTGAGTTACGATAATCCACTTAATCAGTTGATTATGTTGGGTCAATATATTAAAGATCGGTATGGCGATATTAATAATGCGTTAAAGTTTTGGGATGCTCATAACTGGTTTTAGAAAGGCGGGTGGGTAAATGGTTTACAATTTCGATCAACAAAACTATAAAAATATATTTGACCAAATGTATGGGCAAGGCGCATTCGATAATGGTCTTGCCCAAGCTAGGCAAATAGGGGCGGGAAAGGCACAAGCGGCATTTGCTAAGACAATGTTTGATCAAAGAGTATCAGCATTGAAAGAGGCACAGAAAAAAGCGCAACAGGCACAGATAGATAAAAGTAAATATGATAACATCTTTGGAAATACAACTAATGATGATGCTGCCCAACGACTTGATGCCATCATCCAACATACAACGAATAAGGACCCAGAATTTAAAGGAGCTTGGCGATATGCAGAAAATATTAAAAATGATCCGTCTCTTCAAAGAGAAATCAAAGCCCGCGGCTTTACGGTCAATGACTTTATTGATGCCATGTACAATGCGGCAAGTGGTGGGAATGTTAAGTCAGCGGCGGCGTTTAAACAACTTTATAAACAAGCACAGCAGGACGCGAACAATACACACAAGCAAATAGAGGAGAAATACGCCACGAAAGACTGGAAGGATGCGTTTGACCAGGGCGTAGCAGAACAACAGGCGCAAAAATCTTCACAAAAAGCACCAGTACAAAATAATGAGAGCTGGTTAAATAAATTAGGTCATTCAGCATATAACGGAATCAGTAACTTTTTCGAGACTCTAAGCACATATGGAGAACGTTTTGATAACCAATTGATGGGCACTCTTTTTCCCAATGCGAATGCCAAAGCCAATGAAGCACAGACGAAATATCTTCAAGACCGATTGAAGAAAAACCCGAACGATTCGATTGCTAAAGTAAACCTTGAAATGCAAAAGAAAGCATTAAGCCCAGCTACAACCATTCCGGAAAAATTGACTAACTTGGCCGGTGGTGCTGCCGGCAATATGCTTCCTTACATGGTGGGTGACGGTATCCTTGGTGTTGCAGGAAAAGGGTTAGGTACAGCCGTTAAAGGTGCGGAGGTTCTAAATAATCCTTTAATTAAAATGGGTTTACATGGTGCTGCCAGTGGAGCTGCTGGAAGTGGAGTGGATATGGCAGCAAAGCATTTTGTAGATGGACAAAACTTTACGCCTCAAGATGTAGCTAAAAACTTAGCCATCAATGCGGGAATGGGTGCAGGAATCGGATTAGGAGGCGCAGCAATATTAAACGGAGCTGGTAAATTAGGTGCAAAATCTCTAAAAGGTGAAGTTCCTACCTATACAGGCGGTCCGAGTTCTGAAACATTGAGTAAGTTAACGCCTAAAACTCAACTCCAAAATGGGTTAAAAAATTTTCGATTAGCCGAACAAGGACCCATTAGCGCAAATCCAATACCATTACCATATAAACCTGGTCAGCCTACAAACATTCAGCCTTTATTAGATATTCTTACGCCTGTTGAAAAACGCGTGCCGCAAAAAAAAAGCCAGTCTTATACCAATATAACCTCGGCACCAAAAGGTAATACGCCTGGTATGCTACCTCCTAGTGACTTAGATAATCATGGGTATGGGCTCATTGATCTGAAAGCAGGGGCGAAAGCGGCGACAAAGCCTAATCTTATGGATGCTCCTTATCGACAAGGGGAAGAATTACCGAATACACTTTCACATATTGGAACTAAAACAGAAAAGTCACCTGTTAATATCAAAGCTTCAGTCGATAAAGCTTATATTAAAACGGTAGATAATCTACACAGATTAAGCCAATTTGATAAACAAGTAGAAGCTGTTTTAGGAAGAGATTTAAAACCTACTGAAAGGACACATTTATTAGGTCTTAATTCTCGCGGAAGCGACCAGATCAGCAAGCAAATTCTTACCCAAAACTTGGTGGATAAAAATGGGGAAGTCGTAGGAAAATCATTAAAAGATATTACCATGCAAGTACCTAAAGGTAAATTAAAGGAATTTGAGGATTACCTTGTTAATAAACATGCAATTACCCGGATGGAACGCGGCGAAAAAGTCTTTCCTGATGAAATGAACATGACAACAGGCAAATCGAAAGAAATCGTCAAAAATTATGAGGCGCAATATCCTCAATTTAAGGATTTAGCGAACCAATACTATGAATACAACAAGCAATTAGGGCAAAAATGGCTTGTAGATACAGGTATTTTGAGTAAGGACCAATGGGAAGGGTACTTAAAAGCTAATCCTCATTATGTGCCGAATAACCGTATTTTTAGCGAATTAGAAATGCCTAAATTTAATAATTCAGCAAAAAAAGGTTTCGCTAACCAGTCTAATCCAGTTAAAAAAGCGACAGGATCCCAAAGACAAATTGTCAGCCCGATTGAAAGCACGATCGAGCATACGGCCCAATATATAAAAACAGCAAAACGGAATGAGGTCATGCAGGCGCTCATAAATAATATAAAACAGAATCCCGAAGCGTTTAAAGACTGGGCAGAAATCATTCCTACTGATAAAACACCACAAAGTGTAATGGAAACTCTGCAAAAAGAAGGAGTAAACGGGGTTTTAGACGAATTAAATAAAGGTTTTGACCAAAAACCAGATTTAACTAAAGGTAATATTGTTACAGGTATTGTGGATGGCCAAAAAGTCCATGTTCGGGTGAATGATCCTCACTTGTTAGATGCGATAACTAACTTACAACCGAAAGCACAAAATTTTGTTATTGGCGCAGTAGGTCAAGTAACAAGAGTCATGAAAAACCTAACAACAGGAATTAACCCGGTATTCTCTTTAACGCGGAATATTTTTAGGGATATTCCAACAGCTTATGTCAATTCAAAGAGCACAAATAATCCATTCATTTTTTCTAAAGACTTAGTGCAATCGGTTATTAGTGTTATGAGGAATGACGAGTTGTATAAATCCTTTAAAGCAGTTGGAGGTGGACATTCAAGCCCAATTTCTTCAGATGTGAACCTTTTAGCACAAAGTAAAGCATCTATATTACCACAAAAAGGAATTAAACCTCTCCTTCACAAAGGATTGGGAGCTATTGAAAATTTAAATAATGCCGTGGAATCGGCTCCCCGTTTGGCTGAATTTAAACGAATTGCGAAAAATGGGGATTATGATAGTAAAATGAAAGCCTTGTATGAGGCCAATGACGTAACCGTAAACTTTAATAAATATGGGAATATATCAAAAGATATAGATGCGATTGTTCCTTATTTTAACGCAGCTATTCAAAGCATAGATAAAGCGGGAAGGATGTTTTCAAATCCTAAAACAGCGCCTCTTGCGGTTGGAAAAGCATTTGCGGCTATTACGATACCAAGTATATTGGATTTTGCAGTCAATCATAATAACCCGGATTATCAAAAATTAAGCAACTATATTAAGGACAATAACATTGTTATTCCTAAAGGTGATGGTACTTTTTATAAAATACCTGTACCTGTAGAGTTGGGGCCTTTATTTCATTCAGGTGTGACACGAGTATTAAGGTCATGGGTTGACCAAGATCCTAAAGCTTTTGATAAGTTTGCAAATAATATAGTTGATACATTTCTGCCACCGCGTCGAACAATCGCAGCGCCTTTTTCAGATATTCGTTCAAATAAAAATTACATGGGTGCTCCAATTGTTCCTGGAGATTTGCAGAGTTTATCGCCTCGCTACCAATATGATGCACAAACAAGTGAACCGGCCAAGGCTTTCGGTAATATACTAAACGTGTCGCCTAAACAAATTGATTATCTAGCGAAATCTTATGGCGGTGTAATTGGAGAGTTAGGATTGCCATTGGCTACAAAGAATGGTTCTATTGGTCAAACATTATTACAAAAAATAACTGCTGATCCTGTATACTCGAATGATATTTTGTCTAATTTCTATGACCAAAAAACAAAGCTTGACCAAGCCCATACAGATTTAACAAAACAAGGCGTTACATCAAGTGATTTGAATGAAGGATTGCGTAAACAGTTGGATGCACAAGCTACACAAATCGGTAAGATAAGAAAGCAAACGAAACAAGTTCAAAATGACCCATCCTTAACACCACAAGAACGATTAAAACGATTACGTCAATTACAAGAATTAATGAATCAAATCGCCAGCCAGAATGTGAGGTGATGAAGTGAAGTATTTTCTTTGGATTTTTATTTTGGTTGAAATATTTGGAAGGTTTATGGGTGTTGAAAGAATTAATCGTTATTTGGATATAGCTTGGCTGATTTTTGGGTTGTTATTTATTGCCTTTTTAATTGTCCATGGTTGGATGGATCGCAAGGGAATGTTTATGCCGAACAAAATGTATAAGAAAAAACAAGACAGAGAGGGCTGATTTTCAGCTCTCTTTTTGTATGGAGGCGAAAGAATGGAGAAATGGGGATTAGTTTATAAATTCGGAGCAACAGGAACTGGCGCAATTGTAGGTTATTTATTTGGGGGGTGGAGCCCATTGTTGCAAGTTTTACTTGCCTTTGTGGCATTTGATTATATTAGCGGTTTAATTGCATCAGGAGTAGAAGGCAAGTTAAGCAGCAAAGTAGGTTTTATTGGGATATTTAAAAAAGTCATGATTTTTCTTTTGGTTGCTGTGGGTCATCTCATCGATCAATCAGTTGGACAAGGCCATTTAGTCGGAGATGGGATTATCTTTTTCTATCTTGCTAATGAGTTGTTATCCATTATTGAAAATGCTGGACGTTCTGGCGTGAATGTCCCGGATGTTTTAAAAAATGCTGTACAAATTTTACAAGGGAAAGGTGATAAATAATGACTCTAAATGTGATTGATACACCCAAAAAAATTACTGCGGCAATTGCGGCTGAATTAAAACAAAACGGTGTCACGCATGTTGGCCGGTATCTTGCCGGCCGTGAGCCATGGCTTTGGAAGGGTCTGACCATAGACGAAGCAAAAACAATCCTGGCGTCTGGATTAAATTTATTTTCTATTTTTGAAAAAGGGCCAACAGAAGTTTCCTATTTTACGTCGGCACAGGCACAGAAAGATGCTAAAGATGCAATGGATTGGGCGAAAGCAGTGGGGCAACCTAACGGAACGGCTATCTATTTCACGGTCGATTATGACGCTCAAAGCAAAGACTTCCCGTCTATTTTAGCTTACTTTAAAGCCCTTAAATCGTCTCTGAATGGATATAAGATTGGAGCTTATGGCAAGTATGATGTACTGAACATGTTACATGCCAACAATGCGGCAGATTATTGGTTTCAAACCATTGCTTGGAGTGGTGGAAAACGTTGTAGCTTTAATAATCTATATCAGTTCCAATGTGATAAAACCATGTGCGGGATTGATGTAGACTTTAACAATATTGAAAAAGACACGGCTGATATTGGTGCTTGGAATCAGCCACCTAATTATATTGGAACTATAAAAGTTAATATTCAAAGCGGGTTTTTAAATGTTCGCGATAAACCAGATATTAGCGGGAGTATTATTGGTAAGTTTAAAGCCGGTGATCCAACTGAATACAAGGTTTATGAAAAACGGTTTGGATGGTATAAAGTTTCCATGCCTGGTGCAATTCCAGGCTGGGTATCCGAAAACTATGTAGTATTTAAACCAGTATGAAAGTAAAGCCCTTCTCAAATGAGAGGGGCTTTTATTCAATTGTCACGTTCATTGGCTTCGTCCTCGTAGAGTTTTTTCAGCTTTTTATCTAAATCCTTTGTCATTTCGTAAAACATCAATATACGCTGCACTTCCCTAGGAGTATACCCGTTTTCCTCACACTCTTTAATTAGTTTCATCCACGATTCGTTCATATAGATCATCAACCTTTACGTCTAGTAAATCAGCCAATAGGTACGCTTTTTCGATGGGAATATAGCTTTCCCCTTTCTCATACTTCCGCAGCTGTCTGACTGTTATTTGAAGCTTATCAGCTATAAACCCTTTTCTTAAACCACTCTTTTCGATTAATTGTTCAATATTAGGTTTTAACATTAACATCACCATTTATTTTATTCTTCAATGGCTGGTGATTCCCCTTTATGATATTTAATTTCAAAAAAAGAGTCATTAAAATTCACATGTACATGCAATTTTTAGGTTTATGCCCATAGAATGAACATTACAATGATGAATTCATTGTAGAAAGGAGAGTGAAAAAATGGACCCGATGACGTTCGGTATGGTGTTTGTAGGAGCATCCGGTGGAACTTTGCTTTTGTTAACGGCATTAGGGAAGAGGATTTCAATTAATGAAACAGCGATTAAGCTTGTAATGGAATCTGCCAAGTTTGGTACCATCTTGTATTTGTTTCATCATGTTTTTAAATTATTTCTTTGAAAAATTCATTGTACTATTCAATGTGCTCTTCCTATGCTGTCTAATTCAATGTAATGTGGAAAGTTAGTCGAATTATGTTGTCTGTTTTGTCTACTTTTGTTCAATAATATTGGGCTTATTATGGTATATAGGAGGATGTTGTTATGAGTTTTTTTGAAACTCTGAACGGAGGGTTAGAATCGTTCTTTAAAGAGTTGTCTAAAAGCAAGCGATTAGAGGAGAAAAGGAGGGAAAATCAATTTAAAGAATTAGAATATACACCGTTTTTATTTTCTCCCGAATATTTGAATAATTTAGCTGATGAAGCAGATAAAGAAGAATGTGAGACAATTTTAGATTATTTGTATCGATTTGATGGTTATGAAATTGGAGAAGATGAAACCCTAGATATTTTAGGTATTGATAAATACAAAAAGATTGAAAAAAACATTATTGAAAGGTTGTGGTAATGTGATTGAATGGTTAGCATTTCCCTTAATAATTGCCGGTGCTGCCTTCATTCCAAATAAGACGAGTGATAAAAAGAAAATACAAACTATTTTTGAAAATAGGAAAGTGGCTATTAAAAAAGGTGAAACGCTCATTTACCCTAAATTAATCAAAGAAATACATGAAGAAATATACACTTCTTATCAATATAAACTTCCTTTAGGAATTCCTTCTGAAATCTTCGAAACCCTAATCCCAGCACTTAAAGACGGACTAAATAAAGAGGTTGAATTTGAATTTGATAACGGCCTTTTAAAAATTGATGTTTTTGAAGCAGAATTACCTGCAAGTTGGAATTATGAAATGTCCCTAATTCGTTCCGGAACATGGGAAGTTCCTATTGGCAAGAACCACAAAGGTATTTTATACCATGATTTTGAAAAATACTGTCATTTGCTTTGTGGTGGTGTGACACGATTCGGGAAAACTGTTTTCATGAAAGAGGTATTAAACACACTTATTTTAAACAACCCGGATCACGTTGAAATTTATATCTTAGATTTAAAAGCAGGTCTAGAATTTTATAAATACAAGGGGCTCCCACAAGTAAAAGAAGTTGCTTGTGATGTTTACGAATCAGCCGCGCTACTAAGTCATATCACGGAAGAATTGAAAAAGCGAGAACTTTATTTTAGAGAAAAAGGTTTTTCTAATATCATCGACACTCCGATCAAAAAAAGAACCTTTATCTTTGTTGATGAAGGCGCCGAACTTTCCCCAGCTATCATAAAAAGTAAAGATGCAAAAAAATATGCGGAGTTTTGCCAAGCAGCGCTATCAGAAATTGCGCGGATCGGCGGCGGCCTTGGGTACAGGTTAATTTATGCAACCCAATATCCAACAAAAGAAGCCGTACCAATGCAAGTGAAAATGAATATTATTTCCCGCATATCATTTGTTTGCGCCTCGCAAGTTGCCAGCCGGGTCTTGTTGGATGAGATTGGAGCTGATGAACTTCCGTCTATCCCTGGCCGTGCCATTTATCTTGTGGAGAAAAAAAGAACTGTCCAAGTGCCTTTTATTAATGACAAAATGATATTCAGCATGATGGAGGAGAAGAAAGATGTTATTCTCAACACAGGAAAGGGTGGAAAGCATTTTGCAGACCATCGACCGCCTGGGAATCGTGAAAATTAAGCATTTGTTAGAAATCCATGAATTAAAAAGTTATCGTAACGCTTGCCGTATAATAACAACTCATTTACGCCCTTTTATCAATGAGACTTATTATCAAAAAGAAAAAGTTCTAACATTAAATAAAAAAGGCCGAGATATGATTGCATCTGATAAGGGGGAAGTTACAGTAAATCAACACACCTATCATTCATTATTGAGAAATGAAGTATACATTTATTTTCAATGTCCACAAAACTGGAAAAACGAATACGCGCTTATAGTAAACGAAAAGCCACAGAATAACTTCGGAATTATGTTTCAGGGGTTATCACTCTCTAATAAAAAGAAAGTCATCTGTGACGCTGCATTTAAGCGAAATGGCTACTTGCATTTAATCGAGGTAGATAACGAACGGAAAATGATCGATAACAAGAAAAAAATTGATGCTTACAGGGAAGTGCTGCCAGCTTATAAGGAGGAAACCCCGATACTTTATTTCTTCACCAAAACACCATCGAGGAAAAAGAAATTGGAGGAATGGCTTAAAGGTATCCGGCATGAAGTTATAACATTTGAAGAGATAAAATTGGGCAGGTAGAAAACCCGCCAAAAACCCGCCCGAATTTTAAGGAAATATGATTGTGTTTGATTTAACAGTTTATAAAAAATGTTGATATATCAATGTTTTTAAACTTGTTTGATTCTAAAAAATAGTCTATCCATTATGGAATTTATACCGGAAAAAGCATCAAAATCCCTTTTTATATCAAGGATTTAAACGTTTAGTTAAAAAATAACCCGCCAAAAACCCGCCATTTGTAAGTGAATTAAAAAAAGCCCGCCATAAGGTGGGCTTATCTATTGATTAAATCACCGAATACTTGTCCAAGTTTATCTGCGGTATCTGACTTCATTTTTTCTGTAACGTGGGTATATACTGATAATGTGGTTTTTGCATCGGTATGACCGAGGCGTTGCATGATCGCCCGTAGATCTGCCCCAACTTCCGTTAGCATGGCGGTGTGAGTATGGCGCAGAATATGCGGGTGTAATTTTTTTTGAACGCCTTTCTCTTTTAAAAAGTTTTCTAATCGCTTCATTCGGTAATGAACAAAGCGGGGACTCATTGGATAACCATCATCTCTAGTGATAATAAAATCACCTTCATGCCAGATTTTCCTGACTTTCATCTTTTGTTCGTTCTGCCACTGTTTATGTTTTTTTAGCAGCACTTCAATTTCCTCGTCGAATGAAATTTTTCGAATAGAAGTTTTGGTTTTAGGAGTTAGAAGCTTATATTCATCCTTTTTACCATCTATGTTGAAAATCGTTTTTGTAATACTGATTTCTTTGGAATCATAATTTATATCAGACCATTTTAAGGCCAAAAGCTCTCCAACTCGCATACCAGTAAAAGCGAGGAGAGTGAATATCGTATCGTCATTTGGTAAACCTTTTTCATCAACCGTAGATAGGAATATTTTCAATTCCTCTTTTTCCAGATAATTTTCAGCAATTTCATCTTTTTCTAGTTGTTCAATTGTGAAGCTTTCTTTAGGTAAAACAGCAAAATCAGCTGGCGAGCTTTTAATGATATCCCATGCAATAGCCTGCCTAAATATATTCTTCGCTACTGCATGCGCGTTATAAATGGTGTTTAATGAATAACCGTCATATTCCATTTGATCGATAACGTTTTGATACATCTTTTTAGTGATTTTACGAACTTCAATTTTTGCAATGTATTTTCCAAAACGTTTAACATGGTATTCACGGGAACGCTGCGCACTATGTTTCATATTTTTTTTATGAGTTTTTAACCATTCTTTTGCAAGTTGTTCAAATGTAATTGAACTTTGCTCTGGATCCGTGGTAAGACCGTATTCAAGGATATCTTTTAGTTTTCTTTCAAGATTTGCCTTTGCCTCTGGTTTTGTTTTACCACGAGCGGTAATTCTTTTTCTTTTTCCCGTTACCGGGTCTTTTGGCAGTTCTTCAGATACTTCCCACACTGTTCCTTTCTTTAATGAAACTTTTCTGTATAACATGTCTACCCCCTGAAAATTTACTCATTAATTTTTAATTAAATTATAGAACATTCGTTTGGTTATGTGGTAAAATATACTTACATCTTAGAACGTTTGACTAAACATCTAAATAAATTCCACAATTCGACATTAGTCGACTTATTTGGGAAAATTTAACCCCAAAAAATGTGGAAATATGTGTTTAATAAATGTTTTTTTGTTAGTATAATTAAAAATACATTAAGATTTATTTAAATTTTTTTAACATCTTTATTAAAAAGTAAGTCTACTGACTTACAAAAGTCGGCGAGTAGATAAAACCATCTACTCTTCTATCGTCTCTTAGTCCGAGCTCTTACTGGTATCCAGGTGTACAAATCTTCAATATCACAATTTAGAATAGACGCAATATTCTTCGCTATTGGAACTGTCATAATGCGTCTATCCCTAGCGTAACTATTGATTTGTTGTCTGGTTACCCCAAGTCGATCTGCAAGTTCTTGTTGTGTCATCTTTGCTTGTAGTAGCTTGTCGGATAAGAGACATTTACCGACTTCATACAAAGAAACGCTACCACCTTTACCTTGCCTTATTTTTTATAAAGGAGTTGTCTCGCGATGAAAGATTCTATTGATTTAATGGAATTTATGAGTAAGTTAATCAATCAAGATGTGATTATGATAAACGATAAAGAATATGAGCAAAAAGACAAAACCAAAATTAAGTGTTATTTCGTCTGCAAAAATGGTTATTCGAAAACAAATTGCAGATGTTTAAATAAGTGATGACGAGGAAATCGTTGAAGTACATAACTTTATTTGGACTCTTTGTTAGTATGGAACTAGTGGTGTAATCGTCCTTTTCGTTATAACCCGCGAAACAGAAAATTATTTCAGACTTCTTAGAGAGCGGGTAAAAGCGATTATTGCTTCAATCTCTTCTTTGGTTGCTAATCTCCCATCTATCTTCAATATGTGTTTCTCTTTTAATTCCTCAATACTTAACTCATCAATATCTTTTAAAAAAGACTTTTCCGCTGCACTTAGTTCTGTTGTTTCAGCGCGGCCAATTAAATAATCTACACTTACTCCAAAAAAATCAGCAATTTCATTTAACCGTTTTTGACGTGGTAAGCGATCACCACTATTTTCATAATTGGTAATAGTGGAGCGCGGGATCTTTAATTCATCAGCCAAGGCTTCTTGTGATAATCCTTTATTTTCTCGTAATTTTTTTAATCGTTCTGAAAATCTTATCATAAAGAATATCACCCCTTTCTATGTTTATTTTATAAAAAAATGTTCGAAAAAAAAACAGTTCGTTTTTTGGTAATTTTATGTTGACTAAACGAACATAGGCGAATATAATAAAGTCATAAGGTTCACAAAACGAACGAAAAGGGGGTGAAATAAAGAGTGATCACACCAAGAGAAAAGCTTATTAAACATCGTAAAAATTTAGGTTTAACACAAGAACAACTTGCCAAAAAAGCATATATATCAAGAGCTTACTTAACCAACCTTGAGTCAGGTAAATATACTCCATCTTTGAAGGTAGCTCGTAGGCTGTCAGAAATTCTTAACTCATCAGTTGACGAACTTTTTTTATAATCTTAATGTTCACTTTTCGAACAACGATTATTCAAGAAAGGAGAAAAAATAATGTTGAACGTTCAAATAGATGAAAAAGAAATTGAACGTCTTTTTCTAGAAGAACTTAAGAAAAAACTTCATCAAATTGAACAAAGATATACCTTCTGGGATATGAAAGAACTTTGTAAACAAACCAAAATGAGTGAAAACAACATCAAAGAAAAATTCTTTTATGATGAAAGTTTTCCAAAATACAAAGTGGGCGGAAAATGGATTTTCCCAGCAGCTGAATGCGAGAAATTCCTGCTGGACTGGATCAAAGATCAACCAAATTCTTGAAGGAGGTGAAGAAAAATGATGATCGAAAATCCAATGGTTCTCGACTCCTATTGGAGGGATAGAGAGAGATCACCTGAAATTTACGGCGAATGCGCCGGCTGCGGTGAATTCATTAATGAAGGTGAAGAATATTACGAATTTGATATTGAAAACATGACATACAAAATACACGAAAAATCAGCTTGTTGCCGTGATTTTATTTCAGACATTTCTATCATTCGCACTGCAGGAGAATAAAAAAACCCTGCATTAGCATTGCAGGGTAAGAATCAACGTCTAATACAAATCAAGGTACTTCTATTGTACCTAATGCGTCGAAATTTATCAAATCATTTAGGAGGTACAAAGATGAACATTAAAAAAATGAAACAAATTATTGATCTAATTGAAGAATTGGAGCATGAAGATGGGATTTACGGGTTCAATCTTCACGGTAAGGAATTTCAAGTCAGTGCTGAAAGACTGGCAAATGAGCCGGAATTGCAAGTAGAGGAGCGTGGCACTGCACAATATCCATATGAAATTTTTGTTTCACATCACGGATTTCGGGTTTTCGCTCTTATTAGAGAAGATCAATTAAAGGAATTCCCGCAATTGAAAAGTTACCGGAAACAGCTTTATTTGAAAAAGTTGTCTGAATTAGAAGATGAGGAGGCAATGGCATGAAGCTTTACGAACTGGCTCCTCGTTACGCTGAATTATTGGATATGGCGGACAGTTTGGATGAATCGATATTTCAAGATACATTATCGGCTATTGAAGAAGCGATTGAAGATAAGGCCGAAAACATCGCGAAATTAATCAGAAGCTTAGAAGCGGATGCGAAAGCAATTAAGGAAGAAGAAGATCGGCTTAAAGCTCGCAGGATGTCACTTGAAAATAAAATAGCGAACATCAAGTCATATTTACAAAACCAAATGGAAGTGGCCGGAATTGAAAAAGTAAAACGGCCTACTATATCCATCTATTTTCAAAACAATCCACCTTCTGTTGATGTGTTAGACGAAAGTTTAATACCAGAAGATTACTTGATCCCTCAGCCAGCTAAAGTTGACAAAAAAGCGATTCTTGCGGCGTTGAAAGACGGGTTCGTGATAGAAGGCTGCTCTCTTAAACAAGGACGGAGTGTGAGGATCCGATGACCATTTACCTTATCGGCGGTAAACCGCATATAAGCGTTTCTCAGGGTTTCCAGCCTATTGATGCTCTTACCTATTACATGATGGTGGAACAAGGCGAAATTGACTGTGTAGAGGAGGTTTACAATGACTGAATTAAAAAGCATTTTTACCAAAATCGGCAAAGTCATGTCGCTGGTCAACAGAGTCCCGAAGAACGGTTATAACTCCTTTCATAAATACAACTATGCAACGGAAAGCGATTTAACAGAATCCATTCGTCCTATTTTATTTGAATCAGGTTTAGCATTTTTCTCTACCGTGTTGGAGCAAGAACGTGATGGAGAATTCACCAAAGTGAAGATGGAATTTACCTTAGCGGATATCGAAACAGGAGAAACATTAAAATCAACTTTTTGGGGAGAAGGCCAGGATAAAGGTGATAAGGGCCTCTATAAAGCATATACAGGTGCAACCAAGTATTTTTTGATGAAAACCTTTTTAATCCCAACTGGTGATGATCCAGAAGCAGACCACAGTACAGATGAACGGAACGCAACCGGGAATGTTAATCCTCCTAAAGCGAAAGCAGCAACCGAAAAACAATTGAATCTAATCAATAAGCTTTTGAAAGATGTGGCAGATGCTAAAGGCATTTCGAAGGATGAAGCCTATAAAACCCTCCAGAAACACATGAAAAAAGATATGGAATGGTATACATCTACTGATGCCAGCAAGGCCATTGAAGTATTGGGAAATGCCTTAAAACAAGGAGCGTAAAAATTGACACTGATAAAAAATAATGCACCTTACCGGGTCTTCCTGCCGCCAAAAATGTTCGAGGAAGCCCGGGATCGGGAGCATTTCAAACAATTGCTTGCGGAATATATGAAGCATTATCCGAACTACATAGTAAAACGCATCGAGAAGGGATTTGCTTTGTGTGAGCGGCGAGATTGAAGTAAAGGGTGAGGGAAAGGAGTTGAGAAAATGTTATCTGAAAAGGATTTAAAAGAAATCGAAATGATATACAAAACACAGATAGAGCACGGTATGAGAGTTATTCAATTAAATCGAATTGATTTTGAAAAGCTATTGGAAGTAGCTAAAAAAGCAATCAATAAATAGTCGTACTTCGAGAATTGAGGCTGATACGCCTGCCTTTTTTCGACCTATTAGCGAAATTTGATGACGGAAAATTCGAATAAAAATAAAAAATAAGCATAGGAGAGGAGCGATCGAAATGAACGACTTACAGGTTTTTAAAAATGAATTATTCGAAGTCGCTGTAAAGTTAGAAAACAATGAAGTTGTCTTTGAAGCAGATGTGACAGCGAGAAGTTTAGGCTTTACCCAAGTTAAAAATGGAAAGACGTATGTCAGATGGGATAGAGTAAATGGTTATTTGGCAGAAATCGGTTTTCCCCAGCAGGTGGGGAAAGGCGATTTAATCCCTGAAAGTATTGTTTACCTTTTAGCATTCAAAGGTGAAACAAAAACAGCTATTAATTTTCAAAAATGGTTAGCCGTCGAAGTTATTCCTTCCATTCGGAAACATGGTGCCTATATGACGGACGATGTACTAGAAAGAACTATAAAAGATCCAGACTACATGATCGGCCTTCTAACTGCATTGAAAGAGGAAAGACAAAAACGGATGGAAGTGGAAAAAACAAACCATATATTAATGCATGTCAACAAAACCTATACAGCCACAGAGATTGCGAAAGAACTAGGCTTCAAGTCAGCACAGCAACTTAACAAAGATTTAGAGAGAAAGAGAATCCAATATTATCAAAACGGTACATGGGTTTTATACAGCAAATATGCAGACAAAGGTTATGTGGATATCAAACAAGAAGTGCTAGACAACGGTAAGGTAGTTTATCACAGGAGATTCACACAGCTTGGAAGGGAGTTCTTATTGAAACTTTATGAAGGAGTGACAGCCTAATGTCAATCGGATTTATCGGTTTCATACTCATCTATCCGTTGATCACATTCAGTTTTGGAGTTTTATACGGTGATTGGAATGCTAAAAAGGAGTTGCAAAGTAATGAAAATTAGGGTGGATGCTTGGACAAAACAGGAGGATATGGAATTGGTCAACATCATTTTGGATTATGTAAGGCATGGAAAGACACAGCTTGAGGCGTTTGAAGATGCCGGAGAAAAGCTAGATAGATCGGCGGCAGGATGTCAGTTTCGATGGAATAAGTATTTGCGTCATCGCTTTAAAGAAGAATTACGGATTGCTTGAAGAGAAAAAAGAGGTCAGAAACTTGATATACCTGTTATGGAAAAGAAAATAGAGCCAAGTGAACCGGTTAAAAGCAACCAACATTATTTACTAAAAATAAAGAACGAGTTCGATGCTTTTAAAATCTGGTGCAAGTCTTGGGAAGAATCGCTGGGATTGATACAACATTTTCTCTCCAATGGCTTTGAAGTCACCGTGAAAAAGAAAGCCTAATGCTGCAACATTAGGCCCTAACAAAATTCAATCTGTTAATACTATATCAAAATGTATAAGTTTTATACCTGGGGAAGTGAAAAGATGGCTAAATTTAGGCAAGTACACTCAACTTTTTGGCAAGATGCAAAAGTTTTAGAAGAAATGACACCGGAGGACAAATACTTTTATCTTTACCTTTTGACCAACCCAAACACTACCCAAATAGGAGTATATCAGATTACCAAAAAGCAAATGGCTTTCGATTTGGGTTATTCAATAGAATCTGTCAATAGTCTTCTAGATCGGTTTATTAATCATCACAAGGTTGTCAAGTACAATCCGCAAACAAGAGAATTAGCCGTTATTAACTGGGGTAAGTACAACCTTAACAAAGCTGGAAAGCCTGTTTTGGATTGTATCAAAAAGGAATTAGATGATGTAAAAGATAAGACGCTGCTGTGGGAAATCATGAATCATATTCCTAACAAAGAAGTCGTGAAGGAGTTTTCACGAGTCGTATACGATACGTACCACGAGTCGTCCACGATAGGTGGACAAGAAAAAGAACAAGAAGAAGAAAAAGAAGAAGAAAAAGAAGAAGAACAACAACAAGAAATAAGCTGGATGTCTGCTTATGATTTTTACCAGCAAAATTTTGGTCTTTTAAATCCGTTCATTAGTCAATCCATTTCGATGTGGGTGAATGATTTTAATGAAGATTTGGTAATTGAAGCTATGAAACGAGCGTTGGCACAACAAAAGAAATGGAAATATGCAGAGGGAATCCTTAAAAATTGGGCAAATCAAAATGTTCATAGTTTGGCAGATGTACAAGCTTTGGATAAGGAATTTGAAAGAAAAAATGTCAAAGCGTATAAAGGAAAACCAACTCGCCAAGAGGTAATACCTGAATGGTTTAAAGAGAATACAAATGTAAACCTAGAAACAAAAGAAAATGATATGGATTTCGAAGAAAAAAAACGTGAGATTGATGCCATGTTAAAGGCGTTAGATGGGGGGAAATAACAAATGGCTGAATTACAAAATCCAATTTTATTTGTACGGGTAAACAAGTTTTTAGGTAAGGATGTAAAGTTTCTTTCCATATTTGAGACCATTGAAGAGCTTTTAAAGGTCGGGGAACAGGAACGGCAGAAATACGCTACCCTTTCGGAATCAATTGCTGAAAGAGATATCATCATTAATCGCTTGCAAGAGGAAATCACGAGATGGCGCAAGCGTTACCTGGAATTAAAAAACAAAACAAGTTTGGAAGTGTACGAGGAAAACCTTAGATTAATTAAAGAAAATGCAAAATTGAAAGAGGATGGTAAAAGTATGAGTGTGCATACTTGCCCAAGGTGCCGTTCCAACGGGTATGTCATCCGGCTGAAAAAAGATACGGTTATCATCGAGTGCCCACAATGCTTAAAGTATTGGCAAGCACCTTCTCCTAAGTGTCCTGATTGTGATAAGCCAAATGGTTTTGCGGTTGAAGGGTTATGCGTTACATGTTATTCGGACCAGTTAAACAAAAAATTATATAAAGGCAGGGGCTAAAATGGGGATTCTCTATAAAGCTGCGAATTTAAAATTACAAATGAAAAAAGAAATGGTTTTAAAAGAACTGTTAGCAGCAGGAGTCACACACCATCAAGGAAAGCCCATCATGGAATGCAGTTATGACGAATTAAAGAGTGAAATGGTTTTATTAACATTCAGAAGGATCGATTCAGAAAACGAAAATAACAGGTGGTTTTAATGCATCGAAAAGAAAAATACTATGCAGTCTATTGGGGTGAACAAATTTTAACACATGGCACAGCGAGAGAATGCGCCGAAAAACTTGGAGTAAAGATTAATACCATTTACAAAATCTGTTCTCCATCCTATTTAAAAAATCATGTTATGAAACACAAGGGCAAAAAAGAGCCAATTATGGCTTTGGTTGTTGAAGAATTAGACGAAATGGGGAATTGAAATTGAATCTAGCGAAATTATTCATGCTTCAAAGTGAATTGGATGCACATATTGAAAATGAACACCCTAGGAAAGAAAACCGTCACAGCGAAAAGGTATTAGCTTTGCTTGTGGAACTGGGTGAGCTGGCGAACGAAACACGCTGCTTTAAATTTTGGAGTAACAAACCAGCAAGCAAAAAGGAAATAATTCTTGAGGAATATGTGGATGGTGTTCATTTCTTATTATCGCTTGGTTTGGAAAATAGCATCGAGGAATTGAGCATTAAGCCGATAAAAAAAGACACGCTCACAGAGCAATTTATCGGACTGTATAACGCGTTTATTCTTTTGCAGATACAATTCACCTCCAAAACATATTCTTATGCGTGGTCGGCTTATATGGGGCTTGGAGAAATGTTAGGGATGAGTTGGGATGAAATCGAAACTGCCTATCTAGTAAAAAATGAAAAGAATCATGATCGGCAGGAGTCGGGTTATTGATGAAAAAGCGGCAGAAAAAGAAGATCAAAAAGAAACAATTACAAGCGATTATTGCCATAGTAGACAATTTGACTAAATTGGTCAGGAGTAGAATCAATGCCAAAAAGCAAGTATAGGAATAAAAAAACGGTAGTTGATGGGATTTCTTTTGATTCCATAGCAGAATCGATTTATTATCAGCAGCTTAAATGGCTGAAACAAGCGAATCAAATTAAGGACTTTAAATTGCAGCCTAAATATATTCTTCAAGAAGGTTTCAAAAAGAACGGAAAAACGTTTCGGGAAATTTCGTACAAGGCAGATTTTGAGGTTCATAACTTAGATGGAACCATTCAAGTTATTGATATAAAAGGGGCGATTACAAAGGAATTTGCCATTAAACGAAAACTGTTTGAACGAAAATACTTAATCTCTATCACTTTACTAAAATACGACAAGAAAAAGGGGTTTATTGAAATGAAATAGAGGTGATTTCTTGCAGAATGTCATTATTGCCGATGATCGGCCGGAATGGGTAATTAAAGAAGATCAAGTGATGACTTGTTGGACACGCTGTTCTCTTTATAAAAAATGTTCTTCTCATCATGGTTTTGATTGCAAGAAATTAGGTGGAACCGAGATTCCGAAAATAAAAGGATAAATAAGGAGGGAGCAATGAAGCAGCTTGATTTATTTAGAGAAATCATAGTGGATAACTTTGCGGGCGGTGGCGGAGCGAGCACTGG